CTTCTGATAAGTCTTTATCAGTATATTTCTTTACCAGAGCTTTTGTAAGGAGCCAAATAGCATCTTCACCCCAGGAGTCAGAATACTGACCGCCTCGTTCTTGCATAGTTGAAGCAACCTCTTTTAATGTTTGAGTTGCCGCCCGAATGAATTCGTTACCCATTAGTGACCAAGCCAATTAATATTCGTAGCAGCTGAACAGTCAGTAGTATCAAAGAAGATAGAATGCTGACCACCACCAGCCTCAACCAAGAAGGCTACAATACGACGAGGTGTCTTAGAGTATGAGACAAGCTTATTAAGAGTTTGCTCATTAACAATTTCGTAATTGTTATTAAACTGACGAGCAATTTGTGTTCTAAGAAATTGCATAATATCCTGACCACCGACCTGTTCAGGTTTAACTTGGAATATAGTTGGTTCTGCCATAATAATCTAATTATTAAAAGTTTGCTTCACATTCAACCACAGAGTCAACACGAAATGATCTCCAGGCTAGTTTCTCTAAATCCCATACTGGAAGAGTATTAGGGTTTTCTTTTTTAGTTTTCTTTTCATTACCTTCAACCACCTCTTCCTGTTCCGGTAGATACTCTTTAGATAATGTACAAATCATTTTACGAATAGAATCGTCCTTCTTTTTAAACTTAACCGTTACAACTTTCTCTTTTAACAGCTTTACTAGTTCCTCTTTTGTAATCATATTACCATAATACACCCAAACAAAACTAAATCAACACTTGACTTAAACTCTTAAGCCTTTATACTAAGGGCATGAATAATCTAGTAATCGACGGGTCCAATCTGCTATGGCGGACGTATTGGATTGCCGAGACTCGTCAGAAGCTTGTCAATTCCAAAGGTGTTTGGACCGGGCCTGTTTATATGTTCTTAAAGTCTGTCAAAGGTCTTCAAGAAAAATTCAAACCTAATAACACCTGGATTGCCTGGGACAAAAAGCTTGTAAAGGGCACTAACTTCCGTAAGGAACTGGCACCGGAAACCTACAAACAGAATAGAGACGACGATAAGTCAAGACAGATTCACGAACAGCATGACGAATTATCTAAGTGGCTAACAGTTTTAGGTATTAAGCAGATTTATCCTGGAGTGTTGGAAGCTGATGACATTATCTCTTGGCTCTGCCGGGAGAAGCTAACTTCAGCTATTATCGTAACTGTTGACAAAGACTTACTTCAACTAGTGGATAACAATATTCATTACTACAACCCAATAAAGAAGAAGCTTATTACACCTCAGAATTTTGTAGAAGAGGTCGGAGTGGAGATTAATGAGTACAATCATTATAAAGCTCTCTTAGGTGATAAGTCCGATAACGTTGAAGGTATACAGGGTTACGGAGTTCAAAAATCTTCCAAGCTCTGTAAAGAGGGGTATGAGGGTATTGTTAGTAAATTGTCTGAAGAGGATAAACAAAAGTTTGATAAGAATTTAATTTTAACTAATCTTTATGATTCTTATCTTAAGGAAGAAGGTGAAGCTGATCTTTATCAAGATCAATACGAAAAGCAGCAATTTGTTAAAGCTGATATGAAGAAGTTTGAAGAGATGTGCCAAGAGGCTGAGTTTTATTCTTTTGTTAAAGAGATGGATAAATGGAAGGATACTTTCTCTAGAGGTCAGTCACTCGTTGACTTAATCTCCCAACTCTCCTAAGTCTTCAGGGCCCATCTTTTCTAAGACCATAACTACAAAGTCTTCTATATCTTCTTCTGAAGCATACTTAACATCAAAGATTTTAGCAACCGCAGCTGCAAACTCCCAATCATAGTCCATCTTTAGGACTATTCGATCTCCTTTATCGATTGCGTCTGTTATTTCGAGCTTCATTTTTGTACTTCTTCTTTTTACGAGCTCGGCGCTCATTTATTAGCGCACATTCGTAGGTTTTGACTGAAAGCATTTTTAGGAACCGAGCATTATCGAGTATTGATACCCCGTTCACTACTCTTGATTCGGCATAGATGACCTGGGACTCTGACCAATCTGGATACAAGTAGTGAATGAGTTCATGATAGGCTGTTCTTAGCATATCTTTTCGGTGGTCGATCACTACGGCATCTTCATCATATAAGCACCACCCACAGATTTTTAACTTCTTAAAGATAAAGAATTCAGATGGTTTTCTTCTTACCAAAGACAGACATCTATTATAGACAGATTTAACGTCTTTTTTGGTAAGCCGTTTCATACATTAATATTTATTCTCTTATAAGTCGAAGTCTTTTTCAAACGCTTTAAAGGATGCTTTATAAGACTTTAAAGATTCATCGTATTTGTCTTTTGTAAATTGCCAGTTCCAAGACAAAGCTTCAGGCACTTTAAATCCATAAAACTTAAGTACTTGCTTCTGAACACTTAATACATTTTCACCATTCCAGTTTTGGCCTGTAAGAATGATACCGGCATCAATATCTTTAATAACATTATCTTCTCCTAAGGTTGTATGCCTTGCTTCCAGCCAGCAAAGCCGTTCAATAAGACGTTGGTATACAGCATTCATCTGACCCCATCTTACAGCTCCAAAGAAGATAACAGCTTCAGACTCAAGAAGTTCTTTTACAATTTTCCATAGTTCATCGTCCTTCATGTGGAACGAGGTCCAGCAACGTAAGCATCCAGAGGGATTCTTGTCTTTATCTTTGAGAAGCGCGGCCTTGACTCCGCAATCATTATTCTTAAAGGAGACGTGACCTGTGCAATCATGAACTGTCATATGCGCAGCATCCATAAGCAAAGTTCTATCGGACAGCTTTGACTGAATGTACTTTGCCAGCATCATTGACTTTGGCATTTCCTCTTCCTTTAACGATTCCGGTCTATTGGAAGTTGAGATTAGGAGTACTTTCTTTTTCTTAGAAAGGTATTCAACAGTTTTATCGAGCTGTTTTTGTTCTGTCTTTTCTAGAAGATAGTAATATTTTTTAAAGTCTGCGGACATATGTATAGTATTTAACCGAATTGTAGATAAATACTATTATAATATAATATGTACGAAGATCAAAATTTATTAGGACCGGGAGGCTTTAATCCCGTACCCAAGAAGGTGCTGCCCTTTCCTTTAGAGAACATAGAAGAGACTTTAGCTGACGTTTACTTTGAGATGGACAAGATCCGTAAACGTATCGAGGTTGTCAAGCGTAACAATGTTACTTCATTGACCGAGCCTAGACTCAAGCAATTAGCTAAGATGCAGTATAAGATTAATACTGCAATGAATCTTATCCGTGACCTTACAAAGGACTTAGATAGTTTTTGGATTGATTAAGACAGGGAAGTCTTAAATTCAATACTCTCATCTCCAGCCGGTAACATTACTTTTTGTAAGGGTGTAGTAACTTGTGCGGCGAAGAATTGCATCTTCACAGCGTTCACCTGATTACAAGAACCGCATTTAAATCTATTTTCTTGATTAAGGGTGATAGGAACTGCGTTAACCTGTTTACAATAAGCACATCCTAACTGAATAGTGAACTTTGAAAGTGCTTCTAATTGTTCGTTTAGAACTTTAGCTCCTTCAATAGTATCTTTCCTCTGCAGTATAGTGTTAATAACTGCAAAAGCAATAAACTGAATACCGAAGGTTAGGATAAACCAGCCCCAGAAGTTACTTCCTAAAAGGTAACCTCCAAGACCTACAACACCGGATACAGTACCAGTAAAGAGTAGAGATAATCCGACAATTACTAGAATGGGACTATTAAGTTGTTTCAATTTTTGTACTAACTTTTTCATAAATTTTATCTGTCTGGCCGTCCACGTAAGTCATAATGTCAAGAGGATTTAATTGAACCTTTTCAAAGTCCATTCCACGCTCTTCACATTTATCGCCAATAAGGTTAATAGCTTCTTCGAGTGCTGACCAGCGGCAGAGTTCATATAAGGACATTTCTTCAAGGTTAACTTCGGATACTTTTTCAGGTTGTTTGTGTTTCATACTTGATGTAATCTAAAGGATATATTTACAAGGGTCAAGAACTTTTTTGAAATGTTTCTATATTTGCTGCCGCTACTTCGAATACCTCTTCCGGTATCTGTTCTACAAAGTCTAGAAGTTTAGTTGAAAGTCCTTCTGAGAATTCTTCTTTTGTTAAACAGATCTGATAACGATCTGGAAGTTGCATGAATTCTAGAACTTCAGAGTCTTCTTTTATAAAGAGTACAAAGTCCCCTCTCCGGTGTTTTGTAAAAGCATAGACTCCTCGAGGGAGAGGTAATTTGTGTTTCTTTTTGGACACTAAGATATTTTATTTACTTTTATATAAAAGTCCAACTTTACTTATTAATCAGTAAAGGTAGAGGAGTGCCATAAACGAATAGCTCTAAACATTGAACCGGTGCCTTCACCTTCTTCAGTAGCAATTTTAATAACTAAAAATTCCCCAGTAGCTGTAACAGGTTGATATTCTGTGTACGTATTAATAATACTTGTACTTGTAAACTGTATATCTTGAGCTGATAAGGTACCTATAATATTTGCAGGGCCTTTGACCTGTAAACCTAAGTCAAGACCCTCAACGTTTAACCCGGGCCCGTTAACGTTTACAAATGACCCTGCAAAGGCTGATAAGCTACCCTGAGTAGCAGAAAGAGATCCAACCATATAAAAATTTCCACGAAATGGAAAGTCTACAGAAGCTATTGGATCGTGTGCTGCATCTGGATATCTTGGATCATCAATACGATCGGTATGGTGATTATGTCTATGGTACTTATTATGAAAGCGATTTGACATTCTATATATATTTATGCATCTCTTTTAGAATAAATAATATCAACATCTATGTTGTTTATAGCCGAAGCAGTATCTATGGTTCCAGAGTATATCCACTTCATTCCGTTAATGATAGCATTTTTAACCGGTATACTCGGACCTATTTTACTTGTATTTGTAAAACATAAACTTTTTAGTGTTAATAAAGATCTTGAAAAGCGCAAAAAAGATTTCAGACAGTCTCTAGAAATCCAGGAAAGGATTAACACTTCTCTTAATTCTCTTCAGTTAAAGTTTAATTTAGATAGACTCTGGATAGCTCAGTTTCATAATGGAGGTAACTTCTACCCGGGGAACAAATCCATGAAGAAGATGTCAATGACCTTTGAATCTACCGCACCGGGAATTGCTGCTGATATAATGAAGATGCAGAATTTGCCGGTTTCTTTTTTATCTCCCGTACTTCAAAAGTTAACTGAAGAAGATACCACAGGTATTAATATTGATGTATACACAGAGGAGGATTATGCCTTAAGATCGTTCTGGGAAACGAGGGGAGTTCAAACTGTTTATCTTTTCCCTATTAAATGTTTAGAGTCTGATTTTATTGGTATTTTTGGTGTAGATTTTGTTAAGAGGGATGGGTTTGTTACTGATGAGGTTTATGATCAATTGAGAGCTGAAGCTCTATTATTATCAGGTTACGTTGCAGCAATTTCTGTAGATAAGTCAGTAAAGTGAGATAATTACTTTTATGAAATACTTTTTATTACCGGCATTATTATTCTGTGCTGGATGTCAAACTACTAAACCTGTTACCCCTCCACCTTCAGTATCAACCGCCCAGGTTATTGATTCCTTAACTGATACTAAGGAAGCTCTATCAGAAGCCGGAGAACAGAATACAATTGTAGCCCAAAAGATTGATCGGGCTTTAACATTAGCTGAGAGATTAGATGCTTTGCTTGAACAGATTGAAAAAGAAGCTCAAGAACAAGCTAATAAGAACGTTGTTAAACCTTTATAATATGAAAAAGTTAATTCCCTTTATTATTCTTTTAAGTTTTTGCTCAACGGGTCTAGCTTGGCCCTTCGGTAAAAAAGAACCTAAACCACAACCTACACCAGTAGCTGTAGCTAAACCTACCCCTAAGCCTACAATCAGCGGAGGAAGAGAGCTTGTTAAAGAGATTGCAGCAGAGCTTAAAGCTGCAAAACAAGAAAATCAAAATCTTAAAGCATCCTTGCAAAGAGCAACCGATAAGGTAACTAGGGCTGAAGCTAAAACTTTAGAAGTTCAAAAAGCTGCTGATGCCCTTAAAGAGTGGGGAATTATACAACAAGCTGAAGCTCAAAAGTTCATGCAAAAGTATAATGATGCTGTTAAACGTTATCATAGACTTAAAGTTATTGCCACTATTATTGCAGCAGCTGGCGGTGTTCTTCTCGGTCTGCAATTTATGGCTCTGGTGCCCCCTCCTTATAATCTAGGTATTCCTATCGGGGGTGCTGCCTTGTTTGCATTGCTTGTCTGGTTGTTCCTGTAATGTCCTTAGAAGACATCTATTCCCAATCTGTTAAAGGTAGAGCAGTTGGTGGGTTGCCTTCTATAGGTTCAGCTGCACCTCCCATTATAGAACGCGATCCTCAAGTTCGTAAACTTGAACAAGATGTTTTCGCCCGGATGCATGAAATTGTTAAACCGGAACCTTTAGAGCAAACTACAGCTACTCCAGAAGTTGAGTTCGTTTCTTTTGAAGATGCTCTAAGAGAGCTGCAACAGATGAATAAATAATTTTGAATGTGGGCCTCTTTAGTTAACGTAGTTCAAAATGCAGCATCTTTTTTAAGCTCTAACAGAGTACCTCCAGGTACCCCTGTCGAGTTACAAGATTCATTACGCAAAGAGAATCACTTTAAGTCAAAGAAGTTCTTTTTAGCTTTTTCTTCTTTTATTGGGGTATTATCTTTTTATTTACTTTCTGTAGGTATTCTTTTTTTACTACCTACAAAGAATGAGCTTATAGCAGGTTACGTTACCATCTTTACAAAGACCATTGAGATTGTAGCTATTATTGTAGCCTCTTATATTGGTGTTCAAGCAGCCATTGATCTCAAGTATGGCAGTAATTCGAATACTAACTTTGATGCTGTTTTAACTTCAGAACAAAGAGAAGAGAAGATAATTCAGGAGACTACAATCCGTTACGCTGAAAAATATAAAAATGACCCATCCTATGCACCAATTGAATGGGTCTTTAATCAGGAGGGACAAGCACAATGAAGCCCTTACAAAAAGGAGACGTAAGTGAAGAGGTAAAGCAGTGGCAGTTGTTCCTGCAATCTGCTGGTTATAAGATACCTGCTGTAGATGGAGCTTTTGGACCAGCTACAGAAAGAGAGACTATTAAGTTTCAACTTAAGAATGGACTTAAGCCCGATGGTGTGGTAGGACCCAAGACATGGAATTTTGTTACAAACGTTTCTAATAATACACCTTTATCTCAAAAATGGCCTAAACAAGGGTATACTTCAATGGTTAATTACTATGGCCCGGTTGGAGAGAATCAGACATCACTTGAATTGCCTTATGTAATGAGGTTAGCCTGGGATAAGAATGCTACTATTAAGAAGATGACCTGCCATCAAAAGTGTGCTAAGTCGTTCTATAATATTTTCGAAAAGACATTAAAGCATTACGGAGAGGCTGAAATTAAAAAGTTAAGATTAGATTTATTTGGTGGCTGTTTAAATGTTCGCAGAATGCGCGGGGGTAGTGCTTATTCTATTCATTCCTGGGGTGCTGCTATAGATTTAGATCCTGATAATAATCAGCTTAAGTGGGGCAAAGATAGAGCTACTTTAGCTAAACCAGCGTACGAGCCTTTTTGGAAAATTGTTGAAGACGAGGGTGCTACAAGTTTAGGTAGAGAGCGCAATTTCGACTGGATGCATTTTCAGTTTGCTTACCTATAATTTTAAATAAATAATATACAATGGATACTTTTGATAAACTAGTAGATCAATTATTAAACGAATTTAATGTAGAAGATCGCAACGACCCGGCTTTCTACGACTATGCTGTATTGTTTGTTAAGCAATTACTTCAGCGTAATATGATTAAGCCAGGACAAGATGTTCGCAAGACATCTATGCAAATCGTTAAAGACGGTTACTATAATTTTATCGACGAAGATGGTAACTTAGCTTATAAGATTGAGTTTATCTTTGATGCAGAACAAAAGATACCAAACAATCTTTCAGTAATCATTAAAGAGCTTCCTTCAGGTAATACTGTAAAAGAGATTACTAATACTCACGAAGAGTCTTCTATAAATGATATTGCTGAATTTATCGCTGCAGAACAACAAAAGCAGCAACAAGCCGGACAAACAGCACCCGAACAAGTAGGTGAAACACCATCAGAGATGCCTAATGTAGTTAAGCCTCAAGAGCCTAATACTTCCCAGTATCTAAAGGGACTCTAATACTACTCTTCGAAGTCTTCGGGCTCTAATCCTTTTATCTTCTCTTTAAGATAATTTAAAGCGTATTCAATATCGCTAATATCGTGAAACTCTCCACTGAATACTTCTGATAGGATTTCATCGACAGCATGATCAACAATTGACTCGATTTCTGGTTCTTTAAGTGACATATATAAATCTTATTTAATCTTCGATATATTTCAACTGCTTTGTTGTAAACTTCTTTTCAGAACAGAATATAGAATAGATTAATCTTAATATACCTTTCTTAGATTCCATTACTATATCAGTACATTCTATCTTATTTTGCTCTAATTGATTAAGACCTGTTCGGATACTTTTAACAGCCAAGGCCACATCTTCTGGTTTAAATTCTTTAGCAAAGACTATATGAGTCTCATAGAACGGATCAGGCATTATAGTAACACCGTTTTTAAAGAATGCTGTAACAGCTGTTTCTGCTCCTAGAAGTAAGCAGCAGTCTTTTAAGTCTTCGTTAAATTCGAAGCCGGTCACATTAGTATTTAATAGCTACACTTCCTGTAGTTAAGAAATCTTCTCGCAGCTTTGGATGAGTTACTACCTTTATCTTTTTGTTTAGATAAGAATCCACGAACTTTAGAACATGAGAGGGTTCCAGATATCTGACGTTTTAAAATTCCAGGACGAACAGGGTCGTGGATAGACTTTTTTTCGTTTATATATTCTTTTAGGGAAATCATACAACGGGCTTAATACTGAATACCCCTCCCCCTTGACCAGCACTAGGCTGAAATGATGGCCAAGAATCTGGCATAATTTTACTTTCAATGTTGCCAGCCATTATATCTTCTCTGCTTATAAAGTTTTGTAAACCAAAACGTGCACCGACTCTTCCGCCACCCTTTGCAGCTGCTACTGGTCTTCCAACTGCTTTTGGATCTGTACCAATTGCTATAATATAACTAAACTTTTCTTGAGTGGCGTAATATTGTAATGCAAATTTAAAATAAAGATTTTTAAATTCTGAATTCATTTTACCATTACTATTAATTCCTTGGTTAATCCATCCTTTAAGCTGATCAGGAGTAGCATTATTATAAATTTGATTTAACCCGCTTGTGTAAACATTAACTATATCTTCTTTAGTAACATTACCTGTTTGAATTAATTGTGCAGCTACAGAATCTATAAACCCGTTACTTAAAGCTGAAATATTGTAGCTTTGACCGGTTACATTAATTTCTAGACCAGATTTATTAACAAGCTCTTGTAAAGATGATTCAAAAGCTTTTCTCGCAGCATCAAAGCTACCATAACCTCTTTGACCACGAATACGAGCATTTGATCCTTTTATTTCATATTCTACACCACCAACTACAATATCACCAGATTCACTACCTTGTTGTTCAGATGTACCACCCTTACGAGCTCCTTGCACAAACAACATCATGAACACCTCTCCCTTACCTGTTGAAGGTTTTGTAGCAGGTTCAAATGTTAAAAGATCTGATACAAGAGCACGATCAAGCTTGTAACGGTTAGTAGTATAACCTATTATATCTTTCTGTTGCAAATACTCTTCAATAGTCATTTTATTTTGAAAGACATTAAAGAAGTCGGAAGGATTATCGTGTGAAAATACTAAACGAATAACTTCTCTAACCTGTTTTTCATTTAATCCTGTTTTGGTAATTTCTTGGATGTATTGGTCTATTTGAGTTTCAGCTACTTGTAGGTGTCTAAACGCTTGTCTGAATTGAGCATCACTTACTTCAATTTCTGTATAATCAGGATCGTCATGTTTTTTAAATTTAATTTGATACCTCTCATTAAGTATCTCGCTTAAAGGTTTATAAGCTTTTTTCTTTTCTACAATAGTCTCAGGCTTTTTAGGTGTTGGTTTACCAGATAGTAAAGAGTCGTAGATCTTATTGAGAAAGTAATCAGACATATAGATATATTATTTATTACGGATATAAATAATTGAAATGTCTTTTAATAGTCTTATACAGCAGTACCTCGAAGAGAAGGCTGAACCTACAAAGGAAGACTATGAAGCTATGCCCTGGAGTCTAGAAATCACTAAAGACTCAAATCGATCGGCGGTGTATAATGAGCTAGGGGAACTCATTATTAAGCTTTTTGAGCTAAGATCTAAGTTAGAGTAACCGGCTCAGGCAAGGTTACAGTAGCCGGCATTGGCACAGAGGGGTTAGCTAAAGTACGGGACAGTTCAGGCACCTCTTGAGGCTGGGCAAATTGAATCACCTGATTACTCTTTCTGCTATTACCCTTACGGCGATAACCTAAAATCATAACCTTCCCTTCCTCAGTCTTTTGAAGAATAGGAACGAGACGGCCTTGCATTACTAGTTTGTTTACTTTTTGTGGTGACATATATTTTTGAAAGTGGTGGAGGTGTCGGCCTACGATAGCCGAGTCCCTTGCAACGTACTCTAAAAGGTCTACATGTTTTAGTATCTTTAGCATTTCAGCCACCATACGGTAACGAAGACTTTAGGCTGCTTGGTGACACTAACCGAGTTTTTAGTCTGCCTATAGACATTATCGCAATCTATAAACGGTTGATATTTTATTATTACATCAGAACTACCAACAATCTGATATCCTCTGTTATCAATGAACCCTTAGAGGATCTGAATTCAAGGACCTTAGGCTGCTAAGAGCATTTCGTCTTCGATGCCAGCGAGGTACTCGTCAGCATTGTTGAAGATATGCTCGGCTTCAGCCAAGATGGAGTCAGTATTATCTGCTCTTAATTTTTTAATCAGCTTTTAACGAGGCCAACTGATTAACCTCGACATGCGCTTTTAGATTCTGTTCCAGGTCGAATCCTTTCACCCCCATAAATGTTAAAGATCTATTAAAGCTTGTACAATACCTTTGTCAAAGCATTATGTAAACTGTTTGTACCTCTAATTGTAGAGCGAATTAGAGTTCTATACCAGCTAAATTGTCTTAAGAATTTAACAATTTTTTTCGAAAGTTTTTTATTTTCTATAGCTCTCTTTTCAGACCAGAGCTTATTGTTTTTAATTCTTTCGCTAATAGGGTCTTTAGTAGCTTTAATAAGTTTAATTTCATCTAACTTACCTTTTGTAAAGTAGGCTTCAAACTCAAACCACCAGTCATAGCCTTGGATTAATTCAATATCATCCCAGGTCATTTGCTCCGGGTCATCGCTAATCCAATCCCAATGATAATCCTTATTGTCGGTATGAGTAGTATAGAAGTTAATAGTTCCGTGATAATCAACATCTCTCCACTCTTCTTTAATGACCTCAAAATACCCTTTTAAGAAAGCACTATCATCATCTCTCCATTCTCTTTCTTGCCAGAGATGACGAAGTTTACCGGATTTAGTAATCTCGTAAGTATCTAAAGCATTGTCTAAATCTTTAGTTTGAAAGTCTAGTTCTTCCCAATCAACATTAAGAGCTTTAAGCTCTTTAGTTAATGGAAGCTTTTTCTTTATGTAGATGTGATCGAACATTCCCATTTGTAGTAATTATACAGCTTTTTATCTGTACTGCAAGAATAAATATTAATAGATGAGCAAAAGTAAGCGCTCTCGCAAAGCTAAAGTAGTAAATAACAGCAAAGCCGAGAGCAATACGGCGCCGGTCCCTGACACTTCACCATATGTGTTTCAAAGGGAGAAGATCAGCTATGACCTCAGTATTAGAGAGCTTCCATGGACTGAAAAACAAAAAGCAATAATAGAGCTTTTCCTCGATAAGAGATGTAAAGTTTTATTTCTTAAAGGTGTAGCAGGTACATCGAAGACAATTCTCTCAATGTATCTTGGGTTACAGCTTTTAAACAAAAAGAGAGTATCAGATATTGTTTTAATTCGTTCAGCTGTTGAGTCTGCTGATTCAAAGTTGGGATATCTACCCGGAGACATTACCGACAAGTTTGGTGTTTATCTAGCTCCTTTTAATCATAAGTTTGAAGAGCTTTTACCTAAACCTCAAATTGATAAACTAGAAAAGGATAATCGTTTTGTTATCTGCCCAATTAACTATGCAAGAGGTTTGCATTTTGCAGCTAAGTTTATTTGCTGTGACGAGTCTCAGAACTTAACTATAGCTGAGCTCAATACCCTTATGACCCGTATGGGTGAGTTTGCAAAGGTTATTATTTGCGGTGACCCAGAACAATCTGACCTACCTCATGGTAAGTCCGGTTTTACAAAAGTCTATGACGTTTTCAATAACGATGAGTCAATTGAGCAGGGTATTATTTGTGCTGAGTTAACTGAAGAGGACATCGTTCGTTCAGAACTCTGCAGATACGTTACTCACAAATTCAAAGAAATAAGAGCAGCGAATATACCACAAAGTCATCACGGGCACAAATAAGTATATATGTGAACGCTCTCATCGACGAGCTTTACGACTCGGAGGATTGTAATAAGATTCGGTCTTTTTACAAAGAAGATAACTCACTTCACACGGCATTACGTCAAGCTATCGGTGAACAGATTACTATTAAGTCTGATAAGTTTTTAGCCTCTAATCCTATAGATGTTATTTGTCTAGTTTGTTTAACAGCTAAGTTTGCTTCTTCAGAAGACGAGTGCCATAGAGTGGGTGTTACGGTTAGCCAGATGATAGATGAACCTAACCCTCTACCTTATGTTCATAGAGATGATCCCTTAACTCTTGCAAGTAAGACACTTATATCATTATCCTTCTTTTATAAGGCGTTAGAACATAGATTCCTGTGTCACGGAGCACCCTCTCCCAAGTTTTACCGTAATATCTCTAAGTCTGTGTATAAGTCGAATAAGCAACCGGATATAGCAGCTCACCACGAAAAGTGGGAAGGGTTCTTAGGAGAGATGTTTTGTTAGTTGGATCTTTGTAGTTTTTACTATAAATTAGTAGTATGGATCTTACAGCTGCATATCAATTATCAAGCGTACTAGCAGGTAAATTACACAATTTTACTTTTGGTGAAATTCTTTCCTCTTTACAAGCATTAAGTGGGATGCCTGTTCACCCTTATGAACAAGCAAAGTTCAAATATTTTGGTAAAGATTATCATTTCCCTACGATAGATGAAATTCCTTTCCCAACAGATTTCAACTACAACACTTACACTAATAAATTATCAGCTATCTTCGATCAAGGACAATTATCCGGTCTTAGTGCTCTTTCAGCAATGGAAGATAGATTAAAAGCTGCTACAGACAGTGGCGGTCTTTTAAAAAGATCTGATATTGAAAATATTACAATCTTAGATGAAAATATTATTAAGAGTAATATTATGTTCACAGAAGCTGTCAAGAGTATTTCTTTAGCAGATATTGAATCTAAACCAATAGAAATTGCTCAAAAATTGCTTTCCTTTTATACTAAAATGTTTTAACACAAGTTATTTGCGATATGTATTGTGTTGTATAGAAGAAGCTGTACCTACAAACGGTATAGAGATAAGACTCCAAAACTCTTGTAATGCAGCAAGCATCTTAGAAGATGTTTTATGCAGAGGTGCAGGTCCAGCTACACCACCTTGCTCTCCACGAAGTTGTTCAGCGGTATCTGCATCACATTTAATATCTGGTACACGAGTTTCGTGAGTGTGCATTTGATCTGGCATAGCATGACAGTGCGGAAAGTTGTAAACAAGGCCTACCCCGGTAGATGTAATACAGATACCGGTAGGAACAAACTCTACAAAACGCATCATATAAGCTATATTTTGTAAGTTATCTCCAAGTCCCATAAAGTATCGAAGTGATGTAATATTTTTTGCATGTTCGGGGTTAGTAGTATTAAAGAGTGTGTAACTAGCTAATTCACGAAGAGAGGCTGTAATACCTTCTCCAGCCACGCTCCCCCAAAATGCCGGGCCGCCGTAAATATTATTTGGGGAACTAATAGCTGATTCTTGGTTTTTACCTGTCGTTTCGAGTTTTACAACAGATGCACTCTCCATATGACCGTGACCACCACAAACCATATTACCAGATGTACCAAGAGTACCTTTAACAAATACTTGACCTTCGGTTGGTGCCATTTCAATACTTTTACCACTAATGTTTACAGCTTCCCCTTCTAATGCCAATCGCCCTGTTTGAGTACCGATAGTAACTTCCGGACCGGTAATTTGAGTAATACCACCATTAATAGTAATAGGTCCACCAGTCGTTATATCAATACCCTGAGCACCTGTAATGATTGAAAATTTATTACTACATTTAATAATATAGTGACCGCCTGGAGAAGCTGGAGGATTAGTACCCTGAATATGATTCATTTTAGCGCCTTTAGGTATCGGTCCTCCTTTTTTAGGGTCCGTCTCTTTACTACCTAAATCAGTCATACGAGCGCTTCTAACTGAGGCTTCTCTATCTACCCGATAAGAAGCTACATCGTTCATACCAAGACCAACTTCTAATAAATCACTACCTTGAATAATGGTATATCTATTACCTCCTACTGGAGCTAATTTAGCTTCATTTTGTTGAATTGTTTCTGCTTGAGCTTCAAAGTTAGCTGTAACAGCAGTCCATTTTGCACTATCGTCAGTCGGGTCAGGTATTTTTCTCTTACCACCACAAACCTCACATTTACCTTTTAAAATATCAAATTTTTCTACAGGAGCCTTTTCCTGTAGATATTGCATTATGGTAGAAGGTAATTTAATGGCAAACGATCTTTGAAGAAAGCCTGATATACGTTGAAACGGTCTACCAGCTTTTTTTGATAATACCTTACCGTTACAAAACGGGCAATCCACTTCTCTTTGGCTTCCACCTGAACTCGTACTAGAATCTGTAGCTCCTACGTTTTGTTCAGTTTTTAATTTATTAAGTTCCTGCTGGGATGCTTTCACATCAGCATCCGCTGCATCAAATTTTTGCTTAAAAGCAGGATCTTTTAACAAGGCAGGGTTCTTCTCTGCTTGTGCTATTAATAAACCAGATCGGTCTGCAGCAGCCTGTGCTTTAGCAATTGCAGCTTGCCGATTTTGAGAGGTTGAAGTAGCGTTTACGGTTTTAGGTTCTGTGTTATTTGTTACACCCATATATTAAATTTAATTGTTAACTGTTTTTATTGCCATACCTTATAGTACTTTAAAGCCGGTACTTGGTACAAATTTTATTTGACTAGAGGATGAAGACCCTTGCGCAAATGGATTACCTACAGCAGGGTTAACTGCTGTACTTACCGGGTTACGAGCTGCTGCTGAGGACGGTGCTATTGTTGGAGCGGGAGCAAACGATGCTCCTCCTCCAACTGATACTGGGGCTACACTATTAGTTCTAGATAGAGGTGAACCAGGAGGTAATTTTAAATCTTTCGCTATAGGATTTTTAATAGCATTTTTCTCTGCATCTTTAGTATACTTACTCTTAGAGCCTGATGACCCGCCACTATTACCACCACTACTGCTTTCTGTTAAAGGTTGCATACTATCTCTAATAATCTGTTGAATATTTTCTACTGCCTCTACGGCTTCAGGTCCTACATTACCTATCTTAACATACATGTTGCCCATTACAACAAGGTTACTATCTCCCTGTACCCATTCTTCCTTATAACCTAAAGTTGTTTCCCATCTGTCTCCTTCTACTTGATCTCTTCTATCAAATTTTGAAAAGATTTGATGGTAACCTTCGTTAAAGAATATATTTGAGCCGTCGTGGCCTGCTAACATTAATGACTTCTGATTATTTTTAGGGTCATTAGGATCTGTTGTATCATCCCAAACGAGTGCCCCGACTTTACCTATGTTCCAACGGCCGCCTACTGACGTCACTGGATTGCTTTCATCTGCAGCTGGTTTATAACTTACACCAGGCTGAGCCGGGGATGATACATTATATCGATAAGCTGACTGCCATTCTGCCTGTCCGTAGCTTGCTGCGAAGTAAACAGGGTATAAAGGATTACCTTCTCTAAAGAAACACCATAACAAGGCCCCTGCAGCCGGGTATGCAAACATTCCAGCAGACATGTTATTAATATCTAGTACTGCTGTTGTACCATGAGGGTCTTGGTTTTGTACCATTTGTGTCGATGTAGGAGACTCTGTTATACCAGACTCTGCAATTTCTGTAGAACCTGGAGGAACAGAGGCAGTAGCTGCAATACCACCGGTGTCAATTGTTCCTTCAGCCGCTGCCGCCAATACAGCCGTGCCGACCTGTTTATCAAAAACATTAGGATTATAGACGCCGTCTCCCGTGTACTTTCCGCCTGTATACTGGCTCGTACCGGCGTATACATATGGAGATATTCTTCCTCTATTACGATAACCTAGACCGTTAAATCTTTCTGCAAAATCATTAAAAGCTGTAGAAGAGCTAACATCTCTCGGTCCTCCGTATTTCTGACCTACTTTATGGGATAGAACATCTACAGAATGGTCTACCCAATTAGTCGTAGGTTTATAGGAGTTACTTACATTACCTTGACCTATTCTACCATCAAGTCTCACAAAAGTGCCAAGACGTTCTCCATTCGCGATAGATTTAGTAAAACTACCAGAAGCTTCTCTCCAATGTATTGCTGCAACTTGAGATGGTTTCATGGTAATGCCTCTTTGTTTTAAAGCGTTACTTACTGCTTCATACTGAGATTGATTTTGTCGATAGTTTTGTAAGAATGAATTTAAACCTTGTTTATGGGACTCTGTTAAGTTAAGAGAAGCTGTATTAACTCCTTCTGTTCCGGAACTTTGAACATTTGGATCTGCAATATTACCGTATCTTGAAGGTGTTTGTTCCGAGCCACCTATAGGTACTTCACTTTGATGAGGTGAAGCTGCAGCTAATTGACCAGATGTACTAGGTGTTTCGTAACCTGAACCTTGAGTAGTTGCCGCCGGTGCAGCTGTACCTCCCGACGTTGCAAAATTATTAACAGTACCAGGTGATTGCAGTTGTGCTAAACCTTTATCATTTAAACGGTGAAGTGTGTAATTGTAATATTTGGAACTTTGCAATATTTTATTACCTTGTGGAAAGTCACTAACCCACTTTCCGTTACCTATATAGGTTTGAATATGTCCATCGCCATTCTTATTACCACCAGCACTAGATACAACGTCCCCAATTTTCCACTGGCTTGAGTCGTTCATATAATTGCTAGACGCTGATGTTGGGGAACTATAATAACCACTTCTTTGAAAATAGCTATTTCCGCGACCTAGAGTTGTTGATGAAGCCTGACTGCTACCACCTACACTAAGACCTTGACTGAAATATTTACTACCTAATAAAGCCCCGGTTATTCTTCTTGAACCGATGCCACACCTACTTTGACTACTTTGAAAACTTAAATTAGTTCCACCCGGTTCATATAGGTTTTTATTTGCTATTGCTTTAGCTATTAAGGCATCTTGACTTGTATCTCCCGTAGCTCCGGGGCCTAGTACCCCTTGTGCTGTACCCGAAGGCCCGCCTGCATAACCAGCTGCATCAGGTACCGGGGACTGATTATATGTATTTTGTCCGGAAGAGTTTGAATAACTAGGAGACCCAATTAAATTGCCTGGGGCTGATGTACCCATAATAGGTAGAGCGGACTCTGACCAGGGTAAAATTTTCTTTAATTTATCAACTACTGTCCCGGGTAAACTATCAGGTAAGTTGTCCCCTACACAAACAAGTTTTATATCCTCTCCTGCTTCATTCCAATTCTCATATAAAGCAGGCATAATGTGAGGTATAAAGACCTGTACTCGACCTCTTTTTTCAGGGTCATCGTTATTAATACATAAACCTAAATAATTTCCGTAATATTCTTTCATATTATGTGTTTAATAGTCCTGCGTTGGGTGTTACTGTTAAACCGCTTTGTACTTTAGAGGTCTGAGCCACAGCAGGCCTATCAGCTGAAGACCCGTTTGGGTTAGTAGGTGTAGCTCTAGGGGACGTTCCAACAGGAAATGCTCTACGTACTTCTGGCTGTGTGCTAGAACCTCCGCCTGCAAGCGCTCCTGCACTGCTTCCTTCTGGTATAGGTCTTGCCGGTTGAGCTTGCGGTTGTACAATTCCTTGTGCTGTTGCCTGGCCCGGATTAACAACAGAAGGTGTTAAAGATGGTGGAGTTCCAGAACTGCTTTGTCCGGAAATACCACCCACTAAAGGTGTTAAGACAGAATATTGAGAAGCAAAGTTTGATAAAATAGAACTAACAACCCCACCCTGCAACCCGTTTAATACAGATTCAAAACCAAACCCCATATTACCATTAAATCCAAAACCGGTAATTTGAGAAATTTTAGCAAACTGTTGAGATAAATCAGAAGGTAAAATATTATTCAAAAGCTGTTGTGGGTTACGAATAGTGTAGAGTCCTTGAGATACAGATTCAGGTAAATACGACGATACCAAATTCATAGGGTTTGATATAACACCTCCAAGCTGGGTTGCGTAGTTTTGTACGCTTAATGAAAATTCAGAAATAGGGTTAGAACCTAAAAATATACCAGCGATACCTCCAATCTCACTTGCTAGTTCACTAACAGCAGAGATAAATTCTAAAATAGCATCCAAGGGTATAATAGCATTAATAAGGTCCATGAAGAACTCCATTACAACATTAATAATCTGATCTACAAGGTCAGATATTGCTTCCATAATATCCATAAGACCTTGATATAGGTCTTGAAGAATAGCTAAAGGTAAAGCAATAGCAGCATCTATAGCTGTTACTAAATTTTTAACACTACCCATTACCTGTTGGGGTAGATGGGAAAAGTTATCCATTTTATATTTTTTAAAAGTAGCTTCCATTCTAGCTGCAAATTTAGGATTTACTTTTTCAACCGTATCTGCTAAAGTTTGAGGCAATAAGGTTATTGAACCGAGAGGGTCTTTTGCAACACCGGTTAAGGTACCTAATACAGAGCCAAGTGCAGTTGATACCGGCTTCATGGCTTCGGTAATGGTGTCGCTGGCTTTGCCTAAGGAACCGGCAAAAGTATCTCCAGCTGTACCGATGCCTCCCGTTATACTAGAAGTTGCTTGCTGTATAGCACCACCTATAGCAATTTCTTGAGAATATAAAGTCTGTACGAGGTTTCTAACATAGTTACCGCCGTCAATAGTTGAAGACGAACCGCCAACTATAGCGGCAGCCTGTGTTGCTTGCTGTGGCTTTTTACGAGAAATTATTTCAGTCTTTTTTAAGGACTGGTGCGGCGCTGTTTGGCCGTATAGGTATGCAGGAGGACTTACTGTTGCCATGTATATATTATTTAACTAGTAAACCTAGTTAAACAACATTATCCAGCCAAACCTTTAACCCAATTAATAACCTTCTGCCAAACAGACTTAGAATCAGCAGCAACGGCTTGAGGTGCTTCTTGAACAGCCTCAACTACGTCGACAACCTCTTTCTTAATCTTTTTAATAACCTTTTTAGTACCGGTTGGTTTCTTGGTGTATGAACGTTTTGTTGTATACTTTGCCATAACTATTATTATTTATTCAGCTTATCTACTAATTTCTTCCCAATCCATAGAAGCGTGAATATCAGCACCGTTTGCATCGGCAACAGCAACAACGGAAAGCTCATATGGAGTTCCAGGGGTTCCATTTAATGCATCTCTTTCTAATTGGAATTTAAATAACGCCTCTTTAAGAATATCTACTGATGTTGAACCCTGATTAGAACCATACATATAACCAGATGCTAATATTCTTCCCCCTGTATAAGTTCCTCCCCCAATCTTGTATTCAACAGCACTGTCAAGACCAGCATCAGTCCAAGTCCCTCCATTAGATGTACCGCTTGCCCGTACCTGCCAGTTATAGGTTGCATTATTTGTAATTCCCAAAAGAGAAATTGCAGTTAAGATTACAATTGCATCTAATCTATTCGGTACCGCTTTAAGACGGATTGATAAAACGGTATAAACCGTTCCTGCAGTTGTTAAATCGATAGGAGTTTGAACTGGTGTTCCCGCTGCTTGTTGTAATCCACGAAGTTCATAACCACCTTCTGAAATTACAGTAGAACATACTTGTTTTAATGTTTTGGAAACACCTGTTGCTGCCTTATTAGTAATCTCATATCTCAGAGGCAAAGATGCTGTAGTAATATAAGTTGAATCAATAAGATTAGCATGATGGAATGAATGACAAACAATAAATTTACCATTGATAACAAATCCTATTCTTACTGTCCCTAAACCAAGCCATTCGATATCTGTCCACAATATTTGTGCCTTAGTAATATCTAAAGTAAAACCAGAAGGCCCGGTTCCATCTAATTTGTCACCATTCCAAGCTGATACAGGTACTATAGTTTCTGAAGAAGGGGAACCATTTACTAATGTTCTTTCAACAAAACTCATTACACCATCATCTAGTTGAAAATAGATACCATTATCTTGTCCGAAATATCCAACTCTCTGTCTTAAATTTGTAGCAGAAGGAGCCATGACAAATGTGTTCATTACTAATAATGACTTGCCAGGTTGATAGGAGAATACTTTTGTTGTCTCTCTAATAACAGATGACCCAGATGAGCCATTAACATTCATTTCTATAAGACCTTGATTTTGATTGAAGGCATAAGTTCCACCAACAGCTGTTAAAGATGACCAGAGATTATTGTCTCTATATCTATGACTTGAATCAAATAAAGTCATAGGGGAAGATGTTCTCAATCTTCCAAAGGCATCAAGCTGAGTTGCTTCCGGTGTTGTGGTAACTTCTGTAATTGGATTTAAGACAGTAACTGATCCAGATATTGGTAAGGTTTGAAGAGTGCTGATAGCTACTGTGTTTGTAACTACAGCATTAACAGAAGTTACAGGGTTAGTAACTGTAACACTTCCTGATATTGGCAAGGTCTGAGTTGTACTGATAGCTACAGTATTTGTTATATTAGCATTAACAGAAGTTACAGGGTTAGTAACTGTAACACTTCCTGATATTGGCAATGTTTGAAGAGTGCTGATAGCTACAGTATTTGTTATATTAGCATTAACAGCTGTAACAGGATTTGCAACTGTAACACTTCCTGATATTGGCAATGTTTGAGTTGTACTAATTGCTACTGTGTTAGATATAACAGCTGTTAAAGGTGTTGCATTAGCTACTCTAACATCTAAAGCTGATAGTGTAGGATCAACATTGGCAAAATGGCCTTGTTTATCCCCGATTGTTATATCGTCAATAGTGGATTCTAAATCCTGGGTCAGTACCTGAAGACCGTTCCCGTAACCATCAATAGGTACAACATCTGCTGTTACCCCTGAGCTTGCATCAGATATATGAACTGAGCCTATATTTACTTCTGAGGATGAAAGAGTTACCTGAAGATCTGAAAAGTTAGTAACATAAGAAGCTCTTGCATACATAGGTCTCCCTAGAGCTTCTCCTTCAATAGGTACCCAAGAATAGGTTTCAGCTATTCCGACGTTATAAGCTCTTGGTGTATCTTTAGTAGCAGTTAATATAGGGGTTAATACAGTTCCCATCTATATTGTATTTAAGCTTTTAGTAACTAGCTATTGTACCAACAGCACCGTAACTATGACGGCCACCCGGATAACTTACGTTGCCTCCGGATGTTGGACCCTCATAAACCCAGTATGTCATACTGCCATACGACATTGCAAGTTGTTGTACGTAATGGAACCCTGCAGGTACTATAAATTTTGAACTGTGTATTATCTGACCTTGCTCTTCTGATACAGATTGACCTTGACGATGTAGATCAACAACTCTTGGACTACTTGCTTGTTCAAGATTCAATCCGTGGGTTAAATATGCCCAACCACCGCTACTCCAATGAGATTGATTCATTTCTATAGTTTGAGTGTCTCCGGTTATAAAGCTAATACGGTTACCGGTTCCTTGTGTTGTTCCATTCCGGTAACCGAAGTTTGAAAAGGGCCCGTTGGTACTTGCTGTACCGTACCCGGCACCAGCTATAGCCCAGGTTGCGCCGTCATATATACTAAATGCTCCAGAAACTTTATTTTGTGCATTCCAAATATAAAACTTAGGATGGGAACCGTTGAGTACCCACTTTCGTCCAAATGAAATTTCTGTTTGCCCGGCTGTTGATGTTGTGCGCAAACAACCTATAAGACGTTTATAATAAGCACCATCTGGCTTACATCTAACTCCATCGAGATAGGTATATGTCGGTGCTGGGACTCCTGCACTTGCAGAAACAAAACTGGTACTCCACGCCTCGAAACCGACGCTAAAAACTGTACCGTCATAACTCAAATAAACGTCATAATTTGTATTAGCACCTAAACTTGACAGACTTGTACTTAAAACGGAAGTAACAGGAACCGGGTCCCATCTATTTGTACTTGTGTTAAACATGCCTACGGTATTGCCGTTGTAGGGATGTACGTAAACTGTTGTTACGTTTAAACGATCTTCAACTACAACCGGCTGTGTAGAACTTGGTGATATTCTAATTTGTGCTAAGGTTCGAGCTACCGAAGAAACAGACTGACGAGCTTCAACACAGCATGCAAATAAGGTACCTAAATCTCCTGATAGGCTTGTAGCTAATGAACTTAAGTCGCAAGATATACTTTCTAGAGCTGCAAAATTACTATTAATTCTTACTCTAGATTCACCAATACACTCACTTCCTGGTATTTGAGTTGTTAGATTACAGGTACTCATCCTATATTATTTATGCGACTTGTTCCGGGGACATCTGAACCGGGGCGTCGTTAATATTAAGAACTTGTTGAGTGTACTGCTCAACATATAAACGTTCTTGATCTTTTAATACTACATCAGCCTTTGGAGCTTCTTGATAAGATTTTATCGATAGATCGTGATTACGACGAATTGTTTGAATAGTTTCAAATGTTTCTAGGAATGAAGGTGTAAGCTCTATTTTATCTTTATTAGCATAAAGAACATCCATAATAGCATTTAACTGTCTATGAATTTTTAAGTTATTTTCTTCTTGAATCATTTTACCAGTCTTTTCGTTTAGCTCTGATTCAAAGACTACCCATTTCTGGTTTGCATTACCCTCTCTATACTCTTTAGGTTGAAGTTCGTTTACAGATTTAATTCTGCCTGTTTCATAGTCCCCTACCCAAATAGAAGTAATTGGGTCAAAATTATCTGGCAACTCTCTATAGAGACCGGTAGTTGGTTTAAAGTTAGTGTAACCGATGAATCGGCCATTTACTGAGAATAGTGCGTAGGTTTTCATTCGTTTAAAAGTTCGTCGTAATCGGTTAAGGATCTTAATCCGTATACAGCAGAATAGCGTGTTTTCTCCCGTACCGGGTTAACCCAGTGCCATCGATATTTAGGCACGTTTACTAGGTTTCCTGCTTTATCAGGTATAAATCTAAAAATTTTATCTTCACCTTCTAACACAAGACCATCGATATCAGAAGAAGAAATGGTTAGAAGATTAAACAAGGGATAGGAGTCAACATGTGGTAGAATATATTCCCCGATTTCGTATTTTTGAATTTGTATAAAACTAAAATCTTTCTCAGTTATATTAAAAACCTTCATTAAGAATTCTTTAATAGATATAGGGATATCTGTTTTACCGCCTTCTTCGTCCCAAAAGAGTGTACTGAACCGACTCGTGCCTTGTTCGGTTGTTACATCATCTCTTCTTATAAAGTTAAGATCTTTTTTATTAGTCTCTAAAAAGTTATAGACGTCTTCAAAGGTCATATCCATATTAATATGTAGACCAGCTCTTAGGGTCGTTCCAGTTAATAATTGAATTAGTTTGAGATCTTACAAACTTTGGCCAAGACGAATCTGTTATAGCATTATATTGAGCACCGTTGAATATAAGCTTATAAATTATATATGCAGGAGAATAATAGTTATATTGATCAGATAATGTTCTTGACCAACTATAACCAGCGTAAGCTGTTGCATACTTAGTTTCATATCTATAACCTACTAATATAGTTCGATTAATACCGATACGTCTGTAGATTGGATACGAAACGGTATAAGAGTAAGTGTATGGTACGGAGCCGCTGCCCGATCTTACAAAATTAGCCTGACCTGAATACCAACCTGTTTTTTGGTAAATTACATAAGCAGTATCTCCTGTTTCAGATATTTCTCCGAGATTCAATCCTGAAGCAGAGTTTACAAAGGTCTCTATAGTGCTATTGGATGGTCGAGAAGCAGTATTATCATTTGAATATTCGTTGGCCCCTAATGTTGTGTTAACCGGTGCATTAGGACCATAGTAAAAGAAAGTACGAACATTAACAATGCTTTCTAATAAGTTTTCAGCCAGACAGGCACCCTGTCTTATAGATTCAAAATTTTGGTTAATTTTTGTTAAGGAGTCACCGATATATTCAGTCTCTTTAATTAAGTTAACAGGAACTGTAGGACATAAGTTACTAGCCATAGTTTAAAATTGACTCCAGAGTTGAGGTTTATCCCAGAGAGCTTGATTGTTGTTAGTCATTTCTCTATGGTATTTCGGAAAACCTGTACTAATTCTATACATAGTACCATCGTAGACGAGTCTCCATATAATTAAAGCCGGTGCAAAAGCATAATTTATTTCTGTGCCTGCTGCGACGGCCGGCCAAGTGTAATTAGTCGATATGCCTGGATTAGTTGCTGAAAGACTTGTTTGAAAACCGGTTTTTTGATATATAACATAAGCAATATCGTTAATATCCGAAATAGACGGAAGATTTAATTCAGTGCGACTGTTTACAAAAGCTGTAATAACTTCCGGAGAGGGCCTCGATGTTTGTTCGTCCATCATGCCTGACTGGGCATCTACTGTACTGTTGGGTCCATAGTAGAAGAAAGTTCTAACCTGAGTGTTTTTTTCTAGTCTTTGTCTTAACGAGCAGTAGGTAGTTTCAAGATTTGTAAAATTAGAATTAATCTTGTTTAAAGAATCGGTTAAACATTCTGTACTTTCAATAGTTTGAATTAGGTTATCACAGAGAGCCATTTTAATAAAGTAATTAATTTAAAGTTGGTATTGAGTCCACAAGTTTGGCTTATCCCAATTAGAATTAGCTATAGTTTCCGCTTGTGTAAATTTAGGAAAACTGCTATCAACAGTATATGTTACAGGGGTTTTGTTTGTTGTAATTATAGCTGAGGTAGTAGAGGTAAGAGCTTGAGCTGTTAGTCTCCAAACAACAAAGACAGGCGAAAATACATTATAAGTGTCTTGAGTTGCTCCTTGTTTGGCGTTTAAATCGGTGTAAGAAACTGTTTTTGTTACCTGTGAAGGTATATTGCTGCCCGTATTAACTGTTAATGTACCTGAGTATTTTTGTGTTGTAAATCTTGAATAGTATCCGGTTTTTTGATAGATTACATAAGCTACATCATTGGGTTGAGATATTGTTGGTAGGTTAAGCTGACTGGTACTATTTACAAAACTTAAAATTGTATTATTACTTGGGTATGATGCTTTATTGTTTTGCATATTTGATGTTGGATCAAACTGAGAGTTAGGGCCGTAATAAAAGAATGTTCGAACCTGCACAATACTTAATACACTATCGAGCAAATCGCAGTATGCAGACCGTAGGTTAGCAAAATTATTGTTAATTTTAACAAGAGAATTACCCACTCTTTCTGAATTACGAATAGGTGTAACATGCTTAGGGCAAGGCGGAAATGAATAGTCTAATGCCATATCTAATATTTAACTTAAAAACTTGATTAACTAATTAGTTCGGTTATATTTAAGTTGTGAACATATTTGTAACAAGCGAAGATCCGGTTATTGCTGCCCAGGAGCTCTGTGATAAACATGTCAGATCTAAAATGCAAATTGAGTCAGCTATTATGCTGCAGAATTGTTTTACTAACGAACAGTTACAAGATTCGAAATGCCCTAGAACCAAGACTGGGAAAGCTCGTAAAGCAGGCAAAGGTTATGCCAAGCATCAATGCACTCTCTGGACTATGGAATCGAGGGCTAACTTTATGTGGCTTGTTAATCATGCTTTAGAGATGTTTGATGAAAGGGATTACCGTTGGCCAGAATCTAATCCACATTTTACTAAAGAGTTTATTGAATGGTGTAAACAAAACAAAGACAAGACTATTCATACAAATAATAAACCAACACCTTTTACAGTAGCTATAGCTAAGGATACTGAATGCCGGAAGATAAAAGATTTTGATAAACTATCAGTTATTGAACAGTACAGGCAATATATTATTAAGGACAAGCCTTTTGCATCTTGGACTAAACGTACTCAGCCCTTCTGGTATACAACTTAATTATCTATAATGGCAAAACATTCTTCGATGTATATTCCTTTGCCTATGCCTCCTACCTCAAAGGATAAATTTGTCGTCTACTTAACAATAGAGGATAATATAGAAATGTTTCTATATGACGGCAAACAAGTCTTTACCCCAGACTTCCCAGATATACCTATTGATAGAATTGACTTGAGAGACGGTAGAACTATAAAGCAAGAAACATTAGCTCGTATCTGTCGCTATATGATATCCCAGCAAGAGATATCTTACAATGAAGATTATAAGATTTGGGAAGCTTTAAGTACTGATCCCTTTTAGAAGTAACCTAAAAGACGGAGTCTACGCTCATTTTGGCCCCAGGCTTCAAAGCCGTTATTTGTAAGAGTCATACTACCTGTTGTTGCAGGTAGTGTGCCAGCAAAAGAAGTACGATCTGGCATAACGATGTATATAGGCTGACTTGATAAACTACGATTATAAGTTACTGAACCTGTACCTGAAGAAACACTAGTGCCGGCTGTATTAGCGAATGTAGCAACATATGGAGCTGCTGTTGTTAGAGGGTTTGTTGTATCATTAAATACAAGACGGGCATTATCATTCAAAGTTCCAGCAGAAAGAGATGCCTCAAATGTTAAAGCTGCTGATAAAGGGGTGTTTGTTGGTATCCAAGGTGCGCTAGCATAAGCTGAAATTGTGCTACCAACTGTTACTTCGTTTGTATAAAGAGTTGCCATATGTATTATTATTTATTGTTTTTAGGATGCTTTTTAAGGGTAGTATATAAAAAAAAGAAACTCCCGACCTTTCGATCGGGAGTTCTTTGAATTGTTGAGGTTACCAATACCTGTATTAGAGGTATGTAGCTGCTGTACCAGGTGTGAACGATTGGCCCAGACCGGTGCAAATTACCATGTGATAGTAAAGTGAAGCACCGAAGATGTGGTCTACAACACCATAACGTGTTAAGAGACCTACTCTTGGACTGAAGTCGTTCGGACCGATTGTACGTTGAACCATGACAGGGATATATGGGCAGTATACGATACCAGTATCGTAGTACTCAGGACCCTTATAACCTAACAGAGCGTAGTCAACTGTTGTTGCGCGACCGACGGCGTAACCGGCGTTTGCGTAACTTTGTGTTGATTGAGCTTCTGTGCGTGTGTCACGATAGATTTGGAAACGGCCACCAACTGAACCAACCTTGGCGATACCGACAGGTGCTGTATTAACAGAGCCTGTTACGGGCTGCCAGGTGAAGTTAGGAAGTGTCTCGAGGATTGCGCAGATACGTGGTGTAGCGATGATGAAGTTAGCAGCGCCACGACGGTTGCGGACAGCAACACGGTTTGCTTCAACAACAATTCTGTTGTAGAAGTCACGGGCACGCTCACCTGACCAACGGCCGTCAGCTGAGATAGCTGACCATGTTGAATAGCCAACGCCAGCGCCAGCATTCAAGCATGTTTGGATCA